AAAGTTTTCTAAATAAGTATAGATTACATCTAATATAGCCGTAAAATCGGAGAGCAAAAACAATGTCCGTTGGAAAAGATTTACAAGAAATGGAAGTAGGCACTGTGCAATCCAAGACTGCCGTTAACGCTAACGCAAAGCCAGGGATGCAGATAGATACTTCTATCAGTGCTGGATCCTATGAAGATCTTGGCGGGCCTGACCCATCTAACTATAAACCTGATGATGATTCAGCCAAATTAAAGACTGGAGCGTCAACAGTTGCACAAGTTAAAGACGTTGTGAACAAAGGTGCAAAGTCTGCCGTTAAGAGTGGCGACGTTAAGCCTGAGGAAGTACAACCAGATGAGAGTAAAGAAGTCGTATCAGAAGAAGAGTCAGTAACTGAAGAACCAGTTGTTGAAACTCCTGAACTCAATGTTGAGGAAGATATGACCGCATTGTTCTCTGGAGAAGAACTCAGTGAAGAGTTCCAAGACAAAGCAAGAACTATCTTCGAGGCTGCAATTAATTCACGTGTTGCATCTATCGCAGAAGATCTTAAGAAAGAAAACGAGGAGAAGATTAGCGAGGAGATCGAATCCGTTAAATCTAAACTCGTAGAAAGAGTTGATTCTTATCTTGAGTACGTCGCTGATGAGTGGCTCAAGGAGAATGCACTTGCTGTTGAGCATGGATTAAAGTCTGAGATGACTGAATCCTTCCTCGGTGGCATGAGAAAGCTTTTTGAAGAACATTATGTATCAATCCCTGAAGATAAATATGATGTCGTCGAGAATATGGTCACTAAACTTGATGAAATGGAGACCAAACTCAATGAGCAAATTGAGAGAAACGTAGGACTAAACAAGAGACTCGCTGAGTCTACTGCAGACGGAATCGTATCTCAAGTGGCTGAAGGCCTTGCCTTAAGTCAGAAAGAGAAGCTCACAACACTCGCTGAAAGTGTTGAGTTTGAAAGTGAAGAATCATATCGTGAAAAACTGGAGACTCTAAAGGAGTCATACTTTGGACAGAGTGTTCAGAAAGAGACCTCAGAACAAGTACTCAATGAAGAAGCACAAGCACAAGATTATACTGGTGCAATGGCTCAATACATGAGTGTCTTGAACACGGTCAAAAAGTGAATTCAACATTATTAATCAATTACTAACTTCCTTTAATACTTACAGGTAAAGCAAATGTTCAATTCGGAACAGTTGCAGGAAAAGTGGAAGCCTTTACTAGAACATGATGGTCTTGATTCAATCAAGGATCCTCATCGTAAAGCGACTACTGCAGTCCTGCTAGAGAACCAAGAAAGATTCCTCAGAGAGGAAAGAGAATTTAATACAAACGGTACACCAGGTCAACTTCAAGAAATCACTAACGCAGGTAATGCTGCTGGTGCTTCTGGTGGATTCAGTGGCGGTGCAACTGCTGCTGGCCCTACTGCAGGTTTCGACCCAGTACTTATTAGTCTTATCCGTCGTTCAATGCCTAACCTTTTGGCATACGACATTTGTGGCGTACAACCAATGAACGGGCCAACTGGTCTGATCTTTGCGATGCGTTCACGCTATACCAACCAGTCTGGAACAGAAACATTCTACAACGAAGTAGATTCTGCATTCTCTGGACAAGATAAGAATACAGACCTAACTGCTGGATTCACATCTACTAACGCTGGTTTCGGTACAGACGCACAACAGGGTACTAACCCATCCGTACTTGGATCTGGAGACGTTGCTCAGGCACTATACTCCACTGGTCAAGGTATGGTGACAGGAGATGCTGAAGCTCTTGACGGTACAGGCAACAATGCCTTCCGTGAGATGGCATTCTCAATCGAGAAAGTAACAGTTACTGCGAAATCTCGTGCGCTAAAAGCTGAGTATTCATTAGAACTTGCTCAAGACCTTAAGGCAATCCACGGATTGAACGCTGAGGCTGAGTTAGCAAACATTCTTTCTACTGAAATACTTGCTGAAATCAACAGAGAAGTTGTTCGTACAATCTACAAGGTTGCTGAGTCTGGTGCTCAGGCAAACACAACAACTGCTGGAACATTCGACCTAGATACAGACAGTAATGGTCGTTGGTCTGTTGAGAAGTTCAAAGGACTTCTATTCCAGATAGAAAGAGATGCAAACGCTGTTGCACAAAGAACTCGTCGTGGAAAGGGTAACATCATTGTTACTTCTGCTGACGTTGCTTCTGCACTAACAATGGCTGGTGTACTAGACTACACACCTGCTCTTAACGCTAACTTGAACGTTGATGACACTGGTAATACATTTGCTGGTACAATCAATGGTAAGTATCGTGTATACATCGATCCTTATGCTGCTTCAGGTGGTGGTGAGGCGAACCACTTCTACGTTGTAGGATACAAAGGTTCTTCACCTTACGATGCAGGACTGTTCTATTGCCCATACGTTCCACTACAGATGGTTCGTGCCGTTGGGGAGAACTCCTTCCAGCCTAAGATCGGCTTCAAGACCAGATATGGTATGGTTGCCAACCCATTTGCTGAAGGTGCTACTCAAGGACTTGGTGCTCTTACACAGAACGCTAACCGTTATTACAGAAGAGTTAAAGTTACTAACCTTATGTAAGAAGAAAGGAGATATATCCTTTATTCAAGACTTCCCTTCGGGGGAGTCTTTTTTTTGTCTAAATATATTAGTTTAGCTTAAAATAATGACTGCGTTAATTGACCCAAAAAAGTATAGCGAGACTGTTGACCTATTGAGGTCATTTTTTTTGTCTAAAAATTTTTTGGAAGTTCACACTCAGAATAGACTGAGTATCCTTGCTGCTTGCGAAGATCCAGAAACAGTAGCAACTTATAACTATGCTGGTAATATTTGGCCACTACCACAGACAGGTCAGATGTGGTTAGAATATGAATTATTAAGTAACCCCGAAGCAGAGGGGTTTTTCTGTGTATCAACTTCATATCGTGCAGAACCTAATCCTGTGCCAGGCAGACATGAGATTATATTCCCTATGTTTGAGTTTGAAATGAAGGGTGGTGTAAAAGAACTAGAACAAATGGAAGAGGAATTATGTCATTGGTTAGGTTTAGATTTATCTAAAACACAGATCAAAAAATATGATAAGTGGGCAGAGTTATTCAAGACTGAAGAACTTGACCATGATCATGAAAGACAAATTGGTAGAGGTATGATTACTGACTTCCCTGAGTGGACATCACCATTCTGGAACATGGCACGTAATGAAGATGGCACCAGTAAAAAGATTGATGTTATATTAGATGGTAAAGAGACTATTGGTAGTGCTGAAAGGAGTACTGATAAAGATCAGATGAGAGATACTTTCTATACTATCTCTGATGGAAAGTATGCTCAACTGATTATTGATTTATTTGGTAAGGAAAGAGTGGAGAAAGAACTCGAAGAGTTTCTCTCCTTTGATTTCTTCCCTAGAAGTGGTGGAGGAATCGGGATGCAACGTCTCATGTCAGCCCTTTCATAGGGCTTCCATTGTGAGGTGACGAAACTGGTAAACGTGTCAGTCTGTTTAACTGATGTTCCTGGCGGGACTTGAAGGTTCGACTCCTTCCCTCACAGTTTTAAAAAAATTATTTATGGATTACAAAAAAACAGAACCAGCAAAAACATTTAATGGTATTAGTGTCTACTTACTAGGTGGTGCATTAGGTAATCATTATATGAAAGACTGGACTCCAGAACAAATAAAGGAGTATGATGATTGGGCAAAGGTTGATAAATAGTAAAAAAATAGTGTATAATGGCCATAAATCCAGCCTTGAAACAGGTATCAAATAGAAATTTTCTTTCTCCTGTAGGGTTCAAATTAAAAATTAATAAAGCTCCAAAGGTGGATTTTTTGGCAGTTCAAGCTAATTTGCCTGGAATTACTTTAGGTACTGCCTTACAACCAAATCCATATAAGGATATTGAACTTCCTGGTGAGAAATTAGTTTATGATGATTTCCGTGTTTCCTTTATCGTTGATGAGGAGATGGAAAATTATAATCAAATTTACAAATGGATGATTGGTTTAGGTTATCCAAATAGTCAAAGAGACTTTACGGATATGAAATTAGAGGATCCATATTACCCAGAAATAGGTGATAAGGATAATGCAAATGCAGAATTTTCTGATGGTACTCTTCAAATTTTAAATAGTAACCTAAGACCTCAAGCATATGTTAAAATAGAATCAATGTTTCCTGTTAGTTTATCAAGTCTTGACTTTGATGCAACTAATACAGACATTAATTACTTTACAGCTCAAGTATTATTCAAATACAAAATTTTCCAATTACTAGATAAAAACTTCAAAGAAATATGAACCTTGAGACAATTCAGGGTATGTGGGAAAAAGATTCCCAGATTG